CTTTAGAAATATTATCTTGAACCCAAGCTTCAATTTCCATATCTTCTGTCATCATGTTATATAGTTCCATAGCTTGAGTGGCAATTTTCTTTAGCTGAGACCTAGACATTCCACCCTCTCCACCTTCTCCAGATTGAGCTTTTTTCCAAGCTTCTGGGTCTGGCCTATCTGGATCGCCTTTTTTTGCTGGCTTATAGTTTTTGCCTTCTCGCTCTTTCTTTTTGCGAATGTTTTCCCATAGGCCGGGACGATCAGCTGCAACATCCCATTCTACCACATCCTCGCCAAAGTCAACATACTCTGCTTCGGCTGGGACATAAAAATTATCCTCCGTTAACTCTTCTTCTGAGCCATAGTTTTCAAAATACATTTGGAAGTCGGCCTGAGCTACAGTATCTAAATTTTCGCAAGCTTTACTGAGGCATACTGCGGTCCTCTGGGAAGAGTCTGGATACTCTGATTTCATTTTATCGTCAGACATACATCTGGATATGAAATTTTTTCTATCTTCACCGTCTTTTCTTGAAGGAATTGGCATTTTAATCTCCTAAAGTGTCTGTGATGGCAAGTTTAAGAATATGATCTATACTTCCCGGAGGTATCTTATTTTTAAAATGTTCGTATGCGCCTTTAATCATTTCGTGTTCTGGGTCTTGTGTGAGTTCTAACCACCCAACAAAATAATTCCATATTCTATCTTCTAGAATAAGAGGATATTTTACTCCATTGGGTCTATTAAATCTATGCAGCCACTTGAACTCTGGTAGGCATATCGCTTTACCTCCTAACTGCCTAAATTTTTCATGTATGTATCCTTCTTCGCCGCCAAAACCCCTGAATTTTTTATTAAATCCAGCCCAGTTTTTTGTTTCACATGAGAAAACACCAAGACCTTGCATTGGTATTTCGAATGGTTTACCTTTTTTTAGTTGCTCTTTATCAGTTTCCCATTTGCCATACATTCCAGCGCCCCACCCCGGCTTAAAATGAGTAGACGGAGAAGAGTGATCAAGGTGATCATAAACCAGAGGTCCATGTATAATGTTTTTGCAGTCTGGATGTTTGTCGTAATAGTCAAGCAAACTCTCTATTGCTCCCGGAAAAAACATTACATGACAATCCATTGATATGCAATATTTTCCTTTTGCTAGCCTGAATATTTCATTTCTAACAGCTGTGCTTGTCTTCAAGGTATATGGAATATAAGTTGCATTTTTGACCCACTTGATGAAATTTTGTTTTGCTTTACCGTGTTCAGAGCTTGGGTTGTTGTCGATAACAAGTATTTCAACATCGCTTGAATTACATATTGGATGATACATTCTCAACGCTTGAATAGAGAAATACACTCCATCATAGTCATCGTATGTTGCCATCCCAATTGTGAGTTTTTTATTCATTTATTACCCCGGAGCTTCGTAAAATCCTATATCAAAACCTTCTCTTGTACAATCTCTTATTGTCTTTTCCATTCCGTGTTTTTTTAGGTGATTCTCTATATAGATACACATATTTTGATCTGTATCTGGCCAATCGTTTTTGCAGAAATGGCACAATTTAGTGCATTTCCAGTTGCTTCTATCGCTAGAAATGGGTCTTGGTGTGTCATTTTTCTGTATTTCTTGGAATCTGTTTTTAAGCATGTTCAGAAATTTCTTCTGGTCAGATTCATCGAAGCACATAGAAAATGGGCCTCCATCTTTAATGAAGAAAATGCTCATAATAGCTTGTTTATATTCTGGAAATAGCTTAGAAATAGCATAATTATAAAGCAAAAGCTGTGGATCAGAGCATAGCTTTTCGTATGTCTTTTCTTCTCCAGTCGCCCAGTCTAGTCTCCTTCCAGTCTTCCAGTCTATTACTTCTATTGTTTCTTCATCTACCTTGGTTACTAAGTCTATAGTACCCTTAATTGCTAGTTGTCCTTGGACCGTTTTTCCGTTTGGCATTTTGTATTCAAATTTTGCCCAATCTTCTTCGATTGGTATGTCGAAGTGAGGCTCTGGTTCAAGAACATCTCTTTTTCTTGGGTCAAATTGTCCAGCGTTATATTTTAGAGTTTTCCATATCAAATTATGACACATGTGTTTATCTGACATGTCCCAAGAGTGTACAGATGTTCCGGTGTAAAACTTAAAACTTGCATCTAAAAGTTCGTCAATTAATTCTTCTGACATTAGATCTGAACGTTTGCATTTTACATCCTTGAGGGCGTCGTCTTTTATTTTTAAGTACTTCACCCTTGAGCTTGCGTCTTGGTCGGCTTTTTTTAATCCAGCCAAGCACTCCATAACTTTGTGAACAATAGTTCCAAGCTCCGCTTTTTTGCCACTTACAGACTGATGACCAAGAACGTAAGTGATGAAGTACTGCATTTGACAGTAAGCGTAATTATTATAACTCGATGACCTTACGTATGTAATTAACATTAATTTCTCCAGATGTGGCTCATTAATAAAGTTTTTTCTTGAAGTTCTGATATATCATAACCCTGATTGTCAATTACGTAATCAAATGTATCCCAATCAAAAACGTCTTTATTTAAAGCCGATTCACATTCATGGCTGCTGTGAAGAGTATCTCTCGTAAGCCTTATTACAAAACCTCCGGCGTCTTTAATTGCGTGAACTTCATTTGGAAATCTTACATCAGGTATAATTGCTATTGATGGTTGCTCTAAGTCTATGGTTTTCAGTGTTACATCTAGCCAGATCGTATCTTTGATTTTTCTCATGACATTTGTTCCAAAGTATTGTAGAAATTCTCTGGCGGTCATCCCATAATTAGTGTCCGTATTTTTGTCGTCATCCGTCCCATAAACTTGCGCAGGGTCTAAGTCAAATAAATCGACACATATCATCTTTAGATAGTCTGCAAAGTGATAAATTTTAATATATGGCCAAATATTAGTATTGGCATAAGAGACAAATTCTGGATCTTTTCTTAACAAGTCAAAGATGCCCCATCCTAAATTACCATCCTTGTCAGTTGTCATGATGTTTAAGTTGCCTAATTCATCCACTTTATAATCTTGTATCATGTGCAAGCTTTTTAACACATCGCCATTGATGATGTTTGCCACCGTGTTTTTGCCAGACTGTTTTCTTCCAGAAATGCCTATTATTTTAACCATTAGTAAGTTCCTTTGAGATTGATTAATAGATTCTTGATTTTACTAATACTCATTTCTCCAATATCTTTGCTTGAGAGTTTTGGGAATGTTAATTTGTACATTCTAGATAAATCTCTTTGTATTTTTACTCTTGCTTCTCTTCCTGCCTGATCGTTATCAGTTAGTATTATCAGTTGAGTTATTGGTAGCTTTCTGAGTTTTAGCTCCTGCTCTTTTGATATGGTTTTGCCAAATATGCTAACACAGTTTTTAACGCCAGCCTCATGCATTTTCCATACGTCTCCTTGTCCCTCAAGGATATACATACAGGAAGTTTCTATTGCCTTGCTAACAGCCCTGTGGTAGTTGTAGAGATAACACCGCTTGTTAAATCCCGTGGGGTAAAATAAAAACTTTGGCTGTCTATACTCTTTTGTAGATCTTCCTATGAGGCCAACCACTAAGCCTCCGTCATCGTTATGTATTGGTATTATAGCCCTTTCTTTCATTATCCCACAATCATCACAGTCACCAACTCCAAAATATTTTAAGGTGGATTTATTAAACCCCCTGCCATTAAAATATAAAGATGGAATGCTATAATTATACTTGTTTACTATTTCCTTATCTTTTACTACTGGCTCTTTAGCATTCAGTTCTTTGATCAAAACACTGAAATCATCTTCGTCTTCAGATGCCATTGGGCCACAATGAGAATAATCAGATGAAATTTTGAATTCTTTTTTGATCCACTTCAGGGCGTCTTTAAATTCTAATCGCTTGCCCTCCTGCGCGGACAATGCCCCGGTTATTAGTCCAAATATGTCATTGTTGTATTCGCTTTGGCAGTCTCTTGTCCAGCATTTCCATATTCCTCGATCTGGACAGAAAGAAAAAGCTCTTGGATTATCACTTCCCTCATGCACTGGGCATGTAGAATATATGTTATTGTTAAAAGATTCGCATTTCATTTCAAGTTTTTCAAAAACTTTTGATGCTTCTTTATTCAATTTAGCTTTAATCTTCTTCAAGTTCATTTTTTATTTTATCCATATTTTCAGAACCAACTAATCCGGTGTCACCGATGGGTTGATTTTTGAATTCATTTCTTGTTCTAAGTTCTATCAGTTTAGCATGAGATCCAACCATCTGCATGTTAATGTAGTCTCCGTCGTCCATTCCAGCCCCGTGTCTAGAAACAATTGGAACTAGCTTTCTATTTCCAGCGTTTGGCCCATCTTCTGCTAATTCTTCAGGAGATTTAGCTTTAAATATGCTAAATGAAGTACACAGCCAGATCAACCGGTCTGAACCGCTCACCGCATCTGTACTTTCTTTTGTGATTCCATCTCTATTTAATTGCACGAAGGATAGACAGGGTATGTCTAGCTTAACGCATAAATTATGAAGAGAGGTAATCTGGAATCCCAACGCTTGATACTCTTGAATATTATTAGTAATAGATGACGATGACATAAGCTTTAAATAATCGTAGATGATTAAGCATTCATTTGTTTTTCCTGATTCATCTGTCTTTACTTCTTGCACTATCCACCGACGAATTATATTCAATATTTGTTCAAAAGGCTTCCCAGCGACACTAACATAACTATAAGGTATTGATTCTAACTTGGCTACAGCTTCTCTTACTTTCCTGTCTTTCTCTGGATCATCAACAAATTTTCCTGTAGCAACTTCATTTATTGGAGTACCGCTAATATTAGCTATCAGTCTATTAAGATGGTCTTCCTTAGACATTTCAGTATCTAGAACAAGTACTGGAACACCTATTGAAGATACATTAAGGGCAACATTATCAGCGAATACTGATTTACCAACTTTTGGTCTTGCAGATACAAGATCAACGCACTTTCTCCTAAGACCACCGCCAATGGCCTCGTCATATTTAGAGAATCCCGTGGGTATACCAATGATATCGCATTTATTTTCTGAGAGGAACTCGACATAATCTTCTACTCCTGCTCCTATCTTTTCTGGGTTTTCTCCACCGTCATCTTCTCTTAAAAAATCTGTTACGGGATTTTCTAGTATTGATATTATCTCATCTATACTTTCGTTTCCAGTTACTTCATCAACGTCGTGGTGTATTTTCAGAGTTAGTTTCTTGATCTTTCGTGCAAATTCAAATTTCTTAAGTTGTGCCGCAAAGCCGACAATGTTCTGTTGGCTAATTGGAAAATCATAAAGAGATTTGATGTAGTTAATTTCTTGTTTTGTGCTTATCTGCTCTATATAATTTAACTTTTCTGCGGCAGCTAATACGGTTGCTATGTCTGGCTTTTGTTCGTTGTTTAAAACATGGTCTATGCATTTGAAAAGTATTGAGTTATTAGTATTAACAAAGCTTTCTGCATTAATAAAATCTGCAATACCAACATATGCGTCCACGCCGTGCTGCAATAGACCGGCAAGAACTGCTCTTTCTGCACCAATGTCTAGTAATTTTTCCATATTTATCCTATGCAGTTGTTGCACCTATAATATTCGCCATATACAACAGCGCTATTAACTCTTTCACTCTTTCCGCAAACGCGACATGTAACATCTATTATTTTTGGGGAAGGTCTATTTCGTGGAGATGGTTTTATGTCCGGTGTTTCAACATCTTTGTGTTCTCCAGTGTCCTTCCAAGTGTTTGTCTGAGCATTCACTTTCTGCTTCCTTTTTTCTGAAAGTTTTTTCTCATCATGCATAGCAAAATTTTCAACATGATTAGGATTGCTTTCTACTTCTTCTTCTGGAAATTCAATGTGTGGAGGCATAGTAGTCCAAGTTAAAGAATCTTCAGTAAGTATATCTAGAAGTTCTGTTCTTTCTGCTATTGTTAAGCCTTCTACCAAATTTCTTAAATTCATGATCTCTTCCCCTTTTCCATTAATATGTCACCCTTGCGCTTTAATTCGTAAACCTTGCCGTCTAATTCTTGTATTCTTGCTTCTGCAACTTGTCTATAATTATCAATAGAAGCAGCGTATTCATTTTCAACTACAATCATTTGCATTCTCATTTCGTGCTTGGTATATGGGCTAAACTTTTCATGATATTTAGCTACCATTTTTTGTAGCTGATCATTACATAAATTAAATACAACTTTCTGTCTATTGATTTGATCCTGAACATATGAGGCGTATCCATATAGAGCATAAGCGTAATCAAAAAGCTCTTCTTGATTAAGCTTTTTAACTTGCTCCATCTCCATGTCGGCAGCTAATAGAAATTCTTCACGAAAAGTGGCAAACTTTGTGTTTGTTTCATTTGTGAATTGATCTAGCTTTTCAAGGAAATTTTCAACGGTTTCTTTAGCTGTTTTCAATTTGTTCTCTCCATTGCTCGTCTGTGTCTGAATATTTCAACTCAATCAAGTCAATCTTGTTCAACTTGCACCATTCTATTTTATCTTCATCCTTGGCTTTTGCCAATAAAAAATCTGCTTTTGTTTTATGGAAAAATGGAGTGAACTCATAGTGTTGTTGCCCATGAACCTCTATTGCCAGCATTATCTGTGGAATATAAAAATCTAAATATAGAACTCCTTTTCTGTGTCTTGGTGTGCTTCCCGGCAACTTGACTTCTTCAAGTATTCTATAGCTATGGAAGACAGTCTTCAAGACTTCTCTTGCGCGAACGTGGTACTTTGATCTCTTGCGTTTGTCGTTGGCGGCAACAGAATATCCGTTTAAATTCCAAACGTACTCTCTGCCAT